GTCAAACCAAGGAAAGGCCCAACAGTCGTATAAGTTCCTGAAGTTCTAAGCAAAGTGTCAAGCATCAACTGCTTACCCACAGCTACCACTAAATTAGGAAACTCTTCTTCCCATTTGATATTACCGTCTTTGTCACGGCAAACAACGTGATACCAACCTTCAACGCCCATACCCTCAGGGATCTTAGCGTTGGCTTGTAATGTAGCAACTGCGTAGTCGCCAAAGTTTGAAATTTCGTTTGTCATCTCGACTCCTTAAGAAATTCTGATAATTGCCGCTGTGTTTGTTGCGGCTGGAAACTGAACTGTGAATGTGGCGTTAGAAGTCTTGGATGAACCAAAATCTAAAACACAAACTGCTGGATTTGTCGTACCGTTATTCAAATAAATCAATGCACCTCGAGCACTTATTGATCCGCTCCAAACAGCATTAGCAAAAGACACATACGCGGTATCTCCACTTGAACCTACTGTTGGAACTTGATTAACGACAAGAAGTTGACCTCCTGCGGTATAACCTGTTCCAGACGTTTCACCCGCATTTGTATAAGACTGGGTAGTCTGATTAAGCGTGGAAGAATTAGTATAGAGCGCGATGTAAAAATTACCGGACGTGAAGTTGTACACGCCGTTCATCATGCCGGTCTTAAATACGTCGCAAGCCCAGTTACCAGTAAATGCCATTTTATGTTACCTTCTGACGATACTGACCTGAACGATAAGCATCCTGTCTTTCCAGACCATCGCCCAAACGTTTTGCTTCCATAAGCGCTTCTTTATATTTGCCGTCTACGCCCGCAATAATATCCGCTTCAGACTTCATGAATGTGTAGGCCTCAACCAAGCACCCATACAAAAGTACAGAGTCGTAATTATCCCCAAGCCAGGTCATACCTGTAGCATTGGACACTGTAGTAACAGTGCAGGTGAAGTTTGTTCCACTAGCACCAATGGTTGTAGGTGCGGTCAGTGTGTCACCAACAACATACAAAGCACCACCACTTGTGGGCGTGATTGCTGTAACAACACCGCTAGAATTTACTGTGATCGTGGCAATACAAGAATTGCCGTTGCCTCCATTCAAAGGCACGTCGTAATAAGTTCCAGCAGTGTAACCAGAACCTGCTGTGACAATCGTCAAACCGGTTACTGCACCCTGAATAATTGTGGGTGGATAATAGTAATAGTGCAGTTCTACAGAATACGACTGATCTGGTGTTGGTCCAAGAAGAAAGCTCAGCTCGGCAACATTGCCGTACTGTGGACCAAAAAGCGCGTAGTATTGGGGCTGTTGATAGTATGCCGAGTTTGTGCTGGGGAAAGCTTCTCGTATGAAGTTAACGTCCTTGTTGATTAAGTATGTATAAGTCCCGCTGCTGATCACAGCAAGGGAGTACACAGACAAGAAATCGTTAGGGCAAGACAGATAAGAATTGCCCGCTGTCAAAGTACCAATTTTATTAGCGCGAAGACTTGGGAACTGAATCGTGTTGTAAATGCGTTGCTCAGCCTGCTCGATGAAACGATTGAGCTGCGTAGTGCTAGACTCCGTCGTTCCATCAGCAAGGTATACAGTCGGAAATTGATTTTCCGTGTATGACTGAATCGCAGTTATCAGTTCCGTATAGGTCACGCCATCGGTCCTCTAGACATTACGCCTTTAGTTGCCGCACCTGCACCGCGCATCTTAATGCCTGTATTTTTAGGACCATTTGTAATGTTGCCTAAACTTACGCGTCTTGCGGGCATACCGCCAGGAGTAGATTCATCCGCACGCATTGTATTTGGGTCAGTAGCATAATGAACAGCCTCTTGTCCATTAATAACATTACCCTTCATGTCGTGTGCTTGCGCATATAAAGAAGCAGAGCCCACTTCTTTGCCGCCTTTTTTCATGCTAAATTTAGCCATTACTTGCTCCCAGGTTTCTGGTTTTGTGCACGTGCTAAATTGCGACCAACTGCGCGCATAGACTTACCAGTCACTCCGCCTTTTTTAAGTTTTGCTAGGTTTGTTTTCTTGCCCTCATGCAACTGCTTGTCGTGCATGCCAAAAGCTTTCTTGATCATTTTTTTGTCTTGAGCAAGATCATTATCCATTTCTTTCTTAGCCATCATAAACTCCTACGTTGTAGCGATTGTAACTGTACCGATTGCAACGGTCAAAGCCAAATTGTTTGGCGTAAGTGCTGCATCAAAAAACTCCGATCCACCGACAGGGTTCCAACCCCACTGAATGATTCGGCTACCTCCCTCATTCTCACCGTTTTGCAAAACGCTGGTGCCGCCACCCTGTTGAACTTGCAAACCACTAAGCCCAGAAGTAACGTACGTTGTATCCGGTCTTGGATCTCGTACACCTTGTGGGTCATCAACCGGGTACATACCAAGTTGAAGCTGAGGTTGATCTGGGTCCCAACACTGCGGGCAAACTTTGAGATCATACGTCTTTGTCTTGATGACCTCTTTCTTAAGTTCCCGAAGCTTAAACTGGAATCCGCACCGATCACACTCGGCAATCGAGTTCTTGCCGGATGAAAACCGATTACCCATTTAAATACCACCACCTATGAACATCTGCCTTGGCACTAAGCGCAGAGCAGCCTTCTCGTGATCTTCGTATGCAGCAAGTTCCCAGAACTCGTCGTATTGTTGTTTCAGTATTTGCAAACGGTTCATGCCGTCTGGCACCTTGAGCGCAACATAATAGGCAAGCCCCGCAATCATTGCGGGAATAAACCTGAATGGTACGTCCATGACGTTGTTGCCGTACTGAGACGCGTCCTGCGTCCTGCGCATGCGCCAGTAGACAAACTGATAAGTCTGCACATTGTCTGGGGTAGGCCAGACTGTAATGGCTGGGAGATTAGGAACGTTAACTGTAGAACCTACAGGAAACGATGCGGCTGTTGTGCCGTTCTGCCCTCTAAAACAATTACCAAGCGTGTTGCCTGATATGTTGTTGTAGTAAATTGTTTCTGTTGTTCCGCCCGACACCAAATTAACAAACCCTGCAGACGCCAGGTTTGCTGTGGAAGTCAGCGTAATAGTTGTATCTGTTGCGCCAACTGCGCTTGCAACGGTGAACCCTGTTGGGTAAATCTGTCCGTCCAAACGCTGTACCCAAACCTGAATGGGACGCGCCTGATTAAGTTTGTTTGGAATTGTTGCGTAAGTGGAGACACTGATACGCGTAATTGTTAAGTCCGACTGAGTGGACGTATTGTTAGGGTTTGTCCTAATAACGTGATCTAAAAGATCCACTGTGTCATTGGGCAGTGCGTATGTGTTCAGTCCTTGTTGCAAAGTAATCGTACCCTGCTCAATCGTCCACATGTTGATGCCCCTGTTTGCCCAGTCAGCAAACAGTAAATTGAGTGACCTACGCGCTGTGCGTAGGTCGTAGCCGGAACGCATTTCATAACCCGCACGCTCATACGCCTCTTCACACGCTTCCGTGAGATTGAGGTTAAACGACGCCGTACCGGACGTCATCGAGTTGAGCGTAGAGATGGTCATTTCTTCTTCATTCCCTTGAGGGTTTCAGCAAGTCTGGCGCGTTGTCCTAACTTACCGGGAGCTTTAGCAGCTTTAGCAAGTTTAGATGATGGTATGGCTTTACCTTCTTTTACACCCAATTCTTTACGTAAAGCACCGGGCTTCTTGATGGCTTTTTGAATCCACTTCTCAGCCATGATTAGTTCGCCTTGTTAGCCGCAGACTGTGTTTGAGCCACGGTTTGAGGAGCGTCTTCTACAGGTGTTGCCGCAACCACTGGAGCAGCTTCAACAGGAGCAGGAGTAGGATCAGCAGCCACCTCAGCCACAGGAGGATTGACATGGTCTTCTAAATGGTTAAGCAACTCTTGCAACTTAGGATTAATCTTGTTGCCTCTAGATACTTGGTTGATGACGTGCTGTTGAAGCTCTTGCAATAGCAAGTGTGCTTCGTCTTCTAGTTTCTTAAGTAAGCTCATTTTTTACCCTTCGCAGTTTTAGCTGAATTGATGAAGTCTTGTTTGGTCGGAGCACCTGGGTCACCAGGCTTGCGCATTTTCTCGCCGCGCTTACGCTTAGCGTTGATGTTGGCATAAAGACCAATCTTGCCGCCCTTTTTGAACTCTTGAAAG